TGTACCAAGACTTCTTTACATCTTGAATAAGTAAAAAGTCTTTCTTATCGACCTCGTATGTTTTCTCTGTTACGAGTACTACTTGATTTTCTTTATCTTTATTTTCTTCAGCCATTTATTTCTTGCTGCGTTTTTCGTTCTCTTCCTCTATGTAATTTATCAGCAGTGTCACATATGTTTTTCTCTCCCAAGGTATCATATTTTCCAAATCTGCAAAACTATACTTATGGTGTTGCATTAAAGAGAAATTAGTACGAACGTGATTCTCTAAGGATGTGTGAGAAAGAGCTATACGAAAAAACTATTGAGGCCCTCCAATGTTACTTTGTTTTTCTTTTTAGTATTAGGATTAGTAAAACTAATCTCTTTACTTAATTTAGGCATAGTTTCAAAAAACTTCTGAACATCCTGAAACTGAGCCGATGTTAAACTTTCTAAAAATGCATTAAGGTCTTTAGTCGTAAAATCTGTACGCTCATGGACAGTTTCACCATCTACCACCTGATTAATACATTGACCTATAAGATCAAAAGTTTTATCAACATCTAGAGTTTCTATATTAGCGCCCAATGTTTCAAATGTTGGATAACTCATATGCATAGTTATTTTTTCGTCCAATTTGATTTCACTGTTATGTCCTTCTGGAAAAGTCACTTCAATATCATCCAACTGTACCGATACATCAGCATAAGTTTCACCATCATCTTCACAAAGTAAGCGTAACTCTGCTACTTCACCAACAGACTTGGACCTTATTCTTAAAAACATAAATTCCAAATCAAATAATGGTAGTAATTCCACACTTAACTTCTCAAATGTACAATTGTTAATAATTTGTTTTAATGCATTAGCTAAAGACTTATCATCTCCTTCCTCTAATGCCAATAAGAGTATCTTCTCCTCTTTGACCAAAAACGGTCTAAATGTTATTTTATCCTTCGTTGAAGGTTGTACCAACTCATAGGTTGGTGCATTAATTACTGGTAATCCCATAGTATCTTCACCTCATTGTGTTATATAATTAATTATGTTATCTGTTTGGATTTTTCTGCCAACTAGCCTTACCACCAAGCTTTGCAGCATTTTGCATCATTCCTTGTACAGTATTACCTGCACCGGATGTTCTTGTATTCCCTCTTACAACAGAATGACCTGACTTGGCAGAAGTATGGGGATTAGCGCCAAATGATTGGCTAACCATATTAGTAGCCGCCTGTTTTCTAACTCCCACTATAGAATCTAAACTGCCCATACTGCGTGTTAATCCACCCTTATTAGCAGTTATAGCGCCTACTGCATTACTGAATACACCTGAAGCATTGCCAGTGCGGCCAGCAAAAAGACTAGATGACATTGAATTCATTCCGGCACTGGCCTTGCCAGCAAAAAGACTAGATGACATTGAATTCATTCCGCCACCACTGGCTAAATTAGTAGCCATGCCAGCTATATTTGTGTAAGATCCAGCTTTTGCTATAATAGAACCAGCAGCACTTACTCCTGGTAGGCCTCCTACAAAACCTGAAGCAAGTTGTCCTACTTGTGAACCTATAAATCCTCCCATAGATCCTCCAATTGCACTTGCAACAGCACCTCCTACATAACCACCGACCAGTTGCCCAATAAAACTACCTACTCCACTAGTTGCTTGGCCAGCAAGTGCTGATGGGCTAAATCCTCTAGTGCCTGCACCACCATATGTCGCAGCCGAACTACTAGATTCCCAATGATGAAAAGCAAATTCTACACTTATAGTCTGATAAGAATCATTATTTCCCAAATTGAAATCTTGAGCCACAATTGTTTTTGGATAAGCTTCATGTATAGTAACACTATATCTTGTGCTATCTTGTCTATCTAACTGTGACAAAACTATCTGGCCAATATAGTCTTTATAATACCCCATAGTCCAAGTTTCCATATCAAATATCCATGCGCCCTGCCATGTTTCAAAGAAAGCTTTTTCTGCTAGACCATTAGTACATATAAAGCTTAAACTAATTGGCCCATAAGTAACACCATGCACTATTTCTCTTTGGGGACCTTGTCTTAACCCATCCGCAGTAGTTCTCATATTTTGGCCAGGAAAAGTAGCACCTTCACACATTAAATTTACTGCCCGGCCAGCTAAACCAGCTGGTCCTGTAATAGATGCTGAAAATCTATTCTGCCTTGCTACATCATTCTGTCTTAAAGCTGATATAAATGAATCAAGCGCCACTGATTATCCTCCTACTTTGGTACCAAACAGACCTAGCCGGTACTTTTCTTTTAAATCCCCATTTGCCCATATAAAACTGTTGTACTGGCAACAATATTCCCAATAACATATCTTCTAATGGCATCTGTAAAAACCTAGACTGTACTTGAGCAGTATTATATCTCCTCACTGTTGGTTTAACCATTCTTATACTCGATATTAGATCCCAATAAACCCGTAACTTTTCTTCTGTTGCATATACCTTCATTCTGTCCAATAACTGAGCTCTTAAAGGTACAGGCAAATAATGAAAATTTAATCCTGTAAATCCATTTTTATGTTTCTTAAACGGTAAAACAATAGGGAATATATCATAATAAGGCAATTTTTCATCAGTCTTTGGTCTATAATAAAATAAATTCAACATACCAAATGTTGGTCTTCCCGTTGAGTTACCTTCTGTTCTACCTTGCTGGATATACTCACGGCCTGTTAGTCGTGTACCTCCTAAAGATCGTATCTGATTTTGATACCATCTAACAGACAGTTCTCTACCTTCAACTGTTTCTTTTATTTCCTGAAATAAACTCATCAGGACTATTTATCTCATTCCTAAGGTCTTTTCTGTCCATACATCAAAAATCCATCCTCTTTCATCACAAAAGTTTTGGGCTGCATCCCACTTGGCATTGTTTCGGCCCCATTCCCTAACCTCATAAAGATAGCTCTTGGTCTTTCTTGCAGGATTCTTAACAGGCGCCACTAAAAATTTAGATGGTTTAATTTCTATAATGCGGGTCTCTGTCATCTGTCCTTTTTTGATCTTGACTAAAAAATCTGGGTAGTATCGGTGTACTTTACCATCTAATGGAGAAAGATAAGGTATAACAAGCTCTTCACTTGACCATTCTAAAACATTCTCATTACGATCAAAATAAACCATACACTGCCGTTCCCACAAGGAACGATAGATAATATTCCGTGGATTGCCTACATACTTACTAGGATCAGCTGGATTAAACTTACCTTTGTATGGTTTTTTATTACTGTATTTCTTCTTAATCATTATAAATACTTATAACAGTTTAATGGAGAACATTTAGATGCCAAGTTCAGCAGATATTGCATCGTCAAAAGCTTTTAATCGAGCTAACGAATTTAGTAGTGGTAATACCTTTGCTCCTGGAGACTTGGCTAGAGATCGGTCGTCCGGAGTAGATAGTTTTACAACCTCATCCGCACCTACCGGAAAGCAATTTTCTTCAGATGCTGGCGGAACTCCTCCCAAAATGGGGGAACCAGGTGGACCGCCTCGTGGAATTCCTGGTTTCAATGATGACGTAGGTGCTTCACAATCATATGCAGGTGGTGCAATATTAGAATTTCCTAGCGATATAGGGTTATCAAAATCACAAAGAAATTATATGACCTTTGCTCCTTATAAAATAATAGGAGGTTTTGGTTCTAAACGAGAAGAAGGAGATTATCAACTAGCATTGAACCCTATATGTCTTCCCATACCTACAGGCATAACTACAACATATGCCCATGATTGGTCTCAAGCTGATGTTAATGCTACACAATCCTATGTTGGTGAAAGTATGAATACCTCTCTACGCCGAGCTGGAGCAGCAGGTGTTAATAAATTATCAACAGCAGTTACTGTTCAAGACAATGGAGGTGAAGCAGGACAAAACCTAAGCTTATATGGTGGTGCGATAGCAGGCATAAGTAAAATAGCCAGCGAATTCAATCAACAAAGCGTTAAAAATGCATTAAGCGCAAGTGTTATAGGTGTACTAGCAGATGCGCCTGGCGTAGGCCGACCTTTAGCACAAGCTACTGGATTAGCATCATTTACTGAAACTGCTATAACATATGGTGGGCCTGCCTATAGAGAATTCGGTTATACATTTAGATTAATACCTGGTTCTGAGATGGAAAATGAAACTATAAGACTTATTGTAGAACGATTCAAAATCTGTGCAGCGCCTGAACAACACTCTGCTAGCATATATCGTATCTATTCTTTACCATATGTTTTTCAAATAAAATTTTATAATCATACATCTGAACACACACATATACCTAAAATAGGGAAATGTGCTCTTACTAATTTTTCTGTTGTACATGGCGGTGATCGTTTCGCTGTACATAACGATGGCGCTCCAGTACAAACTGATATAACACTACAGTTTAGAGAAATAGAACTGCTTGATAAAGCTAGAATAGAGGAAGGTTTTTAAAATGTATTTTTCACAAGGGTTTCCAAAACTAAACTATGACATCAAGGGCGACGGCCAAACAATTCTTATTGAAGATTTGTTACATCGTATTACTGTACGGAAAGGTGTAGCAAACACTCATACACTATTCACCAAATATAATTTAGCCGATTGGGAAAGTCCTGAATCGGTAGCATATCTGTTATATGGTAATACAAAATATCATTGGATTATAATGATGATTAATATGGTGTTTGATAGATTTTATGACTGGCCTTTAAGTCAAAGAATCCTAATAAAATATACAGAGGATAAATACGACGATCCTAATGCAATTCATCATTATGAAATATCACAATCTTCAGGCGACTCTGCTAAAAAAATACAAGTAGAAAGTGATGTTCCGTTTGCAGCATCCGTTACTAACTTTGAGTATGAACAACATTTAAATGATATCAAAAAATCTATTAAAATTCTAAAACCAGAATACATCACTTTTTTTGCCAAAGAATATAAAGTATTACAACACTCCTTTTAATTATGTCCTATATCACAGATAGTTTAACAGCTATACAAGAAGCATCCAAAGGTGATACTGGCAAAGTATCCCCTGGCGCTGGCGAACTTTCTGTATGTACCTTACATCATGGCCCTGGATTTGAATATCCTATAGGAGATTCTGTAAAAGAAGTTCATCTATTTGAAGATATAGAAACTATTGGTATAACAGGCTGGTTGGAAATGGAAGATGATATCAATTTAATAGAATCTGGATTAATAATAGGAGAAGAACTATTATACCTAAAATTTGAAACAGGAGGTACAACATTAGCTGGTATACCAACATTTGCTGTAGACTTTACTACTCACCCATTATATGTACACGGCATTCAAGAAGTAGACTTAATACAAACTTCTAAAGGAGCGCCTGCTGGTTCTTTAAGGTATAGACTGCATTTTTGTTCAACCGAAATGTTAAAAAATTCCAGATCAAGAATATCTAAAGCTTATAAAGGTACATACGCTGATATTGTTAAAGATGTCCTAGATAAAGACATGATGACATCTAAAACATTAGATATAGCCGAAACAGTAGGATTAAAACATTTAATCTGTCCTAATATACATCCATTTGATTTTATAATAGATATGGCTGCAAATGCTCGGTCAGAAATTGGTATAACTCCTCCATCCGTTAAAGAGAGGGAAACATTCGTACATAAAGGTCAAAGAGCAGACTATGCTTTTTATGAAACGGTGGGAAGGTCTGATCAACAAGGCGGGTTTCATTTCAAACCTCTGAGTCAACTTTTAGATAGAGATTTAACATTCGCTCTTGGTGCTGAACGAGCAACAGCTGCACATGGGCCACATGGCAGTAATGTCCCAGTTGATGCTATGTTACGAGCTATAAACTTTAAGATTAAAAATATGGGTGATAAATTTAGTACTATACGTTCTGGTATGTGGGCGTCTAGATTAATCAACATTGATAATGTAACTAAAAGTGTGAAACGTTATAAATCTGATTATTCAAAACAACTAAAAGCTTTAGAATATTCTCATGCCTCACAAACAAAAACATTTGAAGGTTTTGGTATAGGTAAACCACTTACCGAATGGGATGAAGGTGTAATACGTTTGAATACAGATACTTCTCGAACAGTATCTAATATTAATAAATGGAGTGGCCTTGTACAGTATCCATGGAGTCCATTATCTCCTTCTAATAAAGGTATATTACATAGACAAATGCAATTAGGACATTTGCTTGGGTATCACAGATTAGAACTAACTCTACCCGGAATATCTGGGTTAGAAGTTGGCATGATGGCTAATGCAGAAATGCCAGATATTGGAAAGATGGCAGATACAGAAGGTATACATGGAGGTACAAGAGTTTGGCCTAATAGAGCTAATAGTGCTTATGTAATTACTAAAGTAGCACATATACTAAAAGTATCAGGTAAAACTGGACAATACCTTACCAGAATAGAAATGGCCAATACTATGGTAAATACAGAACTTAAAAAACTACCTGAATATGATCAACTTGGTGGAGGTATGGGTGCTAGTGGTGGAATGTTCACATAAAAAAGGGGACCCGAAGGTCCCCATATCGTAGTTGCCTTACGATCAATTATTCATCATCTGCTAACTTAGCAAAATACTTTAAAGTATCATCATCAGTAGAATCTTCAACAACTTCCTCTACTTTAGGAGTTTCTACCTTTTTCTTTTGACTAAAATCCTCTACTGTACCTCTAACAGAAGATCCAGTTAGTGTCTTATGTAATTTTTCCTTCAATTCTTCATATGTCTTAAAGCTATCAGCTCCAACAAACTCCTGTAAACTATGGCACTGATTATACACACCTTCCAACTGTTCATCATCGCCTTCATGTAATGGAGAAACTTTATCGAACTCTGACTTATCATAGTTCCAAAAACCATCTACCTTACGGATCTTGAGTTTGAAGTTAGCTCCCTTCCAGAAATCAAAAGGATTTAAAGCTTCTTCATCATCAAATGCCGGGTTCATTGCTTCGGTAATCTTATCAAAGATTTTCTTACCATAACGGAACAAACGGACTGTACCTTCATTCTCTGGATGTTTTGAATCACTCACAATAAGGACATTGGAGTAATACTTGAGAATTCGTTTCTGTTTACGAGCTATATCCTTATCAGATTCTACACCACTATTCCATAATTCTGTGTTGTACTCTGATACAGGATCATTTCGACCAAGAGTGGTCAAACTATTCTCAATATACCAACCACCTGGACCACTAAATGCATGGCTCCATACTCGACACCATGGCAAATCTTCTTTGGCGGGTTGGGGAAGGAATCTGATAATAGCATACCCATTACCAGTTTTGTCAAGCTCAGGTTTCCAAAACCTATCATCACTAAATGATGCCTTCACTGGGGAATTAAGCTTGTTTAATTCAGTCTGTAGTTTTTCAAAAGTCCCAGACTTGGACTTTAACTCTGCAAAACTCATTTATATTTCCTCGTATTTAACGTATTAATCGTATTTCACTTCTTACATCATATATAAGCTTATCATACTTTGGGGTGTTTGTCAACCCTTTTAATCGGAATATGGGAGGACGGCCGTCCTCCCATAATTCCTTTAGTCGAAAATATTATTCGCCTGTTCGTGGACTATTGTCCGAGAAGATCCAGTAAATAATACCGACGGTGATTAGACCAGCAAGTCCAGCACCACCTAGTCCTACAACTAGTGCCGTGATGTTACCGATAACATCAACGGGTAAGAATACGACATCAGATCCAAAAAGAATCTGAAGTACGATTCCCAGGGCTAACAATGACCATACTACATTAGTTACGGCCAATACCCAGCCCCTTATCTTTGTTACTATATTTTCTCCAGCCATTTGGTTGTTACCTCCTTTGGTTGGGTTAAGTTATCCTCTCGTACATTTCTTCTGTTGTTATGTACTCAAGGTTAGGAGTATCATTCCACTCCTCGATTACTCGGCTAATCCTATCATCATCTGATATTGCTTGTGGATTAACTTTGCAATACTTTATGTTAGGGAACTTATCAAATACAAGCTTATGTTGATGGATCCACTTTTCTGGTGGTATCTCTGAACCCTTTGGGTCTATATAACAATCCGTTCCCTTGTAGACGTTATTTACAAACCGTCCTGTGTCCGAATATAAATCATGCCCTATAAAATATATTTCTTCTGGCGTTTCGTGATGTGATGCAAGTAAACTACTCAAAGGACCAGAACTAAACGAGTAATCGGTATCTCCTGGTAATGCTTCTGTTTTGATTACTTTATCAATTGGGGGGCACCAAGTTATCCAAAGGCCTGCTCTTTTATCTCCTAGAACAATGTCTATATTTTCAGGTCTTTCGTTTGGATGCTCAGTTAAATATTTATTCCTTAATTCTATTAATTTGTCTAAATTTACTCCGCTGACTACAAACTCGTCATGGCCCTTTAGCCTATCACTTTCGTGTATGTACTCAGCTACGTTTTCTAAATCTTCTTTAGAAACTATATCTTTAGTAATTATCTGGTCATATGCATATGCCGGCAATTTACTCCAGTCTCTAAAATAACAAACATTATTAAAGGCGTAACCTGAACGATAGACTTCATGTGATATCTCTATATCTATAGAAACTAGTCTATCGGGCGTCCAGTCCCTGTATATAGCATTACAACCCCATGTTGTACCATATTGTTTTAAACCTTCTAAATCTAAGCTTAAACGGGACTCTCCGTTACCTATCAAAAAACATATCATATTTAAATCGTTATATTATTTAGTAATATTATAAACTCTAACGGGGATCATTAAACAATGCAGGCCATGATACTGAAAACTTCTCTTTGGCCAAATCGTGTATTTCCCAAGCAACATCTCTAGTTTCTTTTTGGGTGTCATCTTTACATCTCAAATTACAAACTCGGGAGAAGGCATACAAACTCCCGGTCCAATACCATTCAGTGTATGTGTTCTGTGGTAGTACCATACGAGCTTGTTCGGGGCATACACCAGCTTCTAGTAAAGTCTTATAGGTATGCATAGTAAACTCACAAGTCTTTGCTACACGCCCTCCAGTGCGTTCTGTTCTATCTATCCAATCAATATATTCTTCTTCAGTCGATCCTTGTTTCTTATCTTCTGCTCTTGCTCGCCAATGGTCTGGATACCAAAACTCAGGATCTTCATCAACATACCGACGAGATATTTCATTCCATACAAGACCCACTTGGTGTTTGACCAACTGACGGGCCACAAATATTGGTGCCTTGATATGAAATGATAGTGTGCAATGACCAAATGGTGTCCAGTGTCCGTGTTTACCTAAAAAGTTTATTAGTCCAACATCGCCCTTGGTCATTTCAGTGTGCTTCTTACCAAAGG